GTCTACAACCTGTGTCTCATATCTGTTACATTATGCAGTATTCAATGATAATGTGAATATTGCTATTCTGGCAAACAAGGCATCTACGGCACGAGACCTTTTGGGAAGATTGCAACTTGCTTATGAGAATCTGCCGAAGTGGATGCAGCAGGGTATTATATCTTGGAACAAAGGTTCTTTGGAACTTGAAAATGGTTCTAAAATATCATCCAACTCCACATCATCATCTGCAGTTCGTGGTGGTTCATACAACATCATCTTCTTGGACGAATTTGCGTTCATTCCAAATCATATTGCCGATGACTTCTTTGCATCGGTTTATCCTACAATTTCTTCTGGTCAGAGCACAAAGGTAATTATTGTTTCTACCCCTCGTGGTATGAATCACTTCTACCGTATGTGGCACGACTCTGAGAAGGGTAAGAACGCATATGTGGCTACAGATGTCCATTGGTCAGAAGTACCCGGTAGAGACGAAGAATGGAAGGCACAAACGATTGCGAACACCAGTGAACAGCAGTTTAAGGTTGAGTTTGAGTGCGAATTTTTAGGTTCTGTAAATACACTAATTAGTCCGGCAAAACTACGAAATCTTGTATACGAAGACCCAATTAAGAAAAATGCCGGATTGGATGTTTATGAGGAAGCAAAGGAAGAGAATAACTATCTAATCACAGTTGATGTGGCAAGAGGAATTGGTAATGACTACTCAGCATTTATTGTATTTGATATTACAAATTTTCCATATAAGGTTGTGGCAAAGTATAAGAATAATGAAATTAAACCGATGATGTTCCCAAGTGTCATTCACCAAGTGGCAAAGGGTTATAATGATGCATGGTTACTTGTAGAGGTTAATGATATTGGTGATCAGGTTGCAAGTATTCTACAATATGACCTTGAGTATGATAATGTACTGATGTGTGCGATGAGAGGTCGTGCAGGGCAGATTGTGGGTTCTGGTTTCTCTGGTAAGAAGTCACAACTTGGAGTTAGAACAACTGCCGCAGTTAAAAAATTAGGATGCTCCAATCTAAAGACATTATTGGAGGATGATAAATTACTTGTATGTGATTACGATATTATCTCAGAATTGACAACATTTGCTCAAAGAGGCAATTCTTTTGAGGCAGAGGAAGGTTGTAATGATGACCTAGCAATGTGCCTCGTTATTTTCTCTTGGTTGGTGGCACAGGACTACTTTAAGGAAATGACGGATAATGATGTCCGTAAGAGAATTTATGAGGAGCAAAAGAATCAGATTGATCAAGATATGGCTCCATTTGGATTTATCTCTGATGGCATTGATGAAATGACAAGTTTTGTGGATGAGACAGGTGATAGATGGTACACTGACGAATATGGTGACCGTTCTTACATGTGGGACTATATGTAATAGTAGCAATTTATAAATACTTGTAGAATAAATTTGGATTGCGAGGGACTTAAGATGCCGCTAAATTTAGCATCTCCTGGAATTGTAGTAAGGGAAGTCGATTTAACAGTTGGTAGGGTTAATACAGCCTCGGATAGTGTTGCTGCTCTGGTAGCACCTTTCGCAAAAGGACCTGTTGAGTCTCCTGCTGTTATTGAAAACGAAAATGACCTTCTAAACACTTTCGGGCAACCATATTCAACCGATAAGCACTACGAACATTGGATGGTGGCTTCATCATACTTGGCATATGGTGGAGGAATGTTGATTTCAAGAGCAGATGATGCCGGACTCACAAATGCTTTTGTAGGAAATGTAGGAGTTACAAGCATTAAAATTAAAAGTGATTTGCATTATAACCAACTTGGGTATGATGAAAATACCATCACCAACGTAACAGTTGCTGCTAAAAATCCCGGTTCTTGGGGAAATTCCATCAAAGTTGCAATTATTGATGCAAAAGCAGACCAAATTTTAACAGGAATTACTACTACAAACCTAGTAGTAGGTTATGGAGTTACTCAAGCAGTTCCTTCCGGTACTATTTTAGCAGGAACTGGAACAACTAGTATTCTAACTGGATACTTTAAAGGTATTATTACAGAAATTGGTGTTGGACAAATTTCAACAAAGATTTTGGGTCACGTTTCTGCAGGTGATACTGAGACTACAGTAGATTATCAACCAGGTGGAGTTTATAAATTTAACACTACAGGTAACGTTGGATTTTCTTCTGCTCTTTCAGCAACTGTTGGAACTGGAACAACTCCCAGTACAGCAGCAGATTGGTTTGATCAGCAATCAATTGTTCTCTCAAATGGATCAATTTCTTGGAATACGATTGCAGATAGACCATCAACCTCAGCATATGCTGATTCAAGAAGTTCTAGATTTGATGAACTTCATATAGTTATTATTGATGATAAGGGAACAGTTACTGGCAATGCTGGAACAATTCTTGAGAAACACCTTTCACTTTCTAAAGCAAAGGATGCATCATACTCCGTAGGAAGTCCTTCGTATTGGAGAAAGTATCTTCAAACAAATTCATCATACATTTATGGAGGATCTACACCAGCAGGAATTACTACAACAGGATTCGGAACTTCATTTACACCAGCAACAGATGGTGGTTGGGATAAAAACGCACAAAACATTATTTTTGCTGCAGTGGGTGCTCCAACTTACACTCTTGCAGGTGGTAAAAACTACGGTGGAAGTTCTGATTTAACAACTACTGGTTCTCTATATTCAGGACTTGATGATATTATCAGTGGTTATACATTATTTGAAAACACTGAAAACTACGAAACTAGTTTCATCTTAATGGGTTCTGCAAATTATGCTAAAGAAGATGCCCAGGCACTTGCTAATAAGTGTATTCAAGTTGCCGAAACAAGGCAAGATTCTGTCGCATTTATTTCACCATATAGAGGAGCATTCCTAAGTGATCCTACTTCTGGAACTGTTACCGTAAATAATGACGATGCAATTACTAATAATGTGATATCTTTCTACTCCCCAGTTACATCAACAACTTATGGAGTATTTGATAGTGGTTATAAGTACATGTATGATAGATTTAATGATACTTTCCGTTATGTTCCATTGAATGGTGATATTGCAGGAACCTGTGCAAGAAATGATATCAATCAGTTCCCATGGTTCTCACCTGCAGGAACTTCAAGAGGTACTATCTTGAATGCCGTAAAACTGGCATATAATCCCGGTAAAGTACAAAGAGACAAACTGTATTCGAATAGAATCAACCCAGTTATCTTCTCACCAGGTGCTGGAATCATCTTGTTTGGTGATAAGACTGGATATGGCAAATCATCAGCATTTGATAGAATTAACGTTCGTCGTCTTTTCATCTATCTTGAAGAAGCTATCTCTGCTGCTGCTAAGGACCAACTCTTTGAATTCAACGATGAGATTACAAGAACAAATTTTGTAAATATTGTTGAACCATTCCTCCGTGATGTTCAATCTAAGAGAGGAGTTTATGATTATGTTGTTGTTTGTGACGAAACAAACAATACTGCTGCTGTAATTGACAACAACGAATTTGTTGCTGACATCTATATCAAACCAGCACGTTCTATCAATTTCATCGGTCTTACCTTCATTGCCACCAGAACTGGTGTTTCCTTTGAAGAAGTAATCGGTACAGTTTAATTAACTTAGAGGTTTAAAACTATGGCAACCCGTCAACAATTAAATCCACCTCCTTTAAGGAAGATTACTGACTTCAAAAGTAAGCTGACTGGTGGTGGTGCAAGACCCAACCTTTTTGAGGTTGTTCTTTCATTCCCAGATGCTGCTGCACCAGATGCAACAGTTTTAGATAAGGCAAGATTCTTAGTCAAGGCTGCGAATCTTCCAGCATCAAACGTTGCTGCGATTGATGTTCCATTTAGAGGAAGAACTCTCAAAGTTGCTGGAGACAGAACTTTTGATAGTTGGACTATCACTGTTATGAATGATACCGATTTCTCAATCCGTTCTGCCTTTGAGAACTGGATGAATACAATCAACAGAGTATCTGATAACACTGGTCTGACCAATACTGCAGATTATCAAGCAGATGCATTTGTTTATCAATTGGATCGTGATGGTTCTACTTTAAGAGCATATCACTTCTATGATGTATTCCCAACACAAGTTTCTGCAATTGAACTATCATATGATAGTGGTGGAGATATCGAAAACTTTACCGTAGAATTACAAGTTCTCTGGTGGGAAGCAGTAAGAGGTAATTCTCCTTCTGCTGGTGGTGAAGATATCAACTAAATAGTTAAATAACAGACTAACTTTAATTATAATATGGCAAGACTTTTTGGTTTTTCAATTGAAGATACAGAAAAAAAATCTGCCTCTGTAATATCCCCCGTTCCTCCCAATAATGAGGACGGGGTTGATAATTATATTGCTAGTGGATTTTATGGTCAATATGTAGATATTGAAGGTGTTTATAGAACAGAACACGATTTAATCAAAAGATATCGTGAAATGGCAATTCATCCAGAATGTGATGGTGCTATTGAAGATGTCGTAAACGAAGCAATTGTTAGTGATTTATACGACTCACCGATTGAAATTGAATTATCAAATCTAAATGCCAGTGATAAATTAAAGAAAGTAATCAGAGAAGAATTTAAATATATTAAAGAAATTCTTGATTTTGATAAAAAATCTCACGAAATTTTTAGAAATTGGTATATTGACGGAAGACTTTATTATCTAAAAGTTATTGACATCAAGAAACCTCAAGAAGGAATTAAAGAATTAAGATATATCGATCCAATGAAGATGCGATATATTCGCCAAGAAAAGAAAAAGAATAGAGAAGATTATATTAATATAAGAGCAGGTGCTGATGATACCAAGATTCTTTCTCCAGAATTAGAAGAGTATTTTGTATACACTCCAACACCAAACTTTCCAACTGGAATTATTGCTAGTGGTAGTGGTCAAAAAGGGGCGGTAAAAATTGCCAAAGATTCCGTAACATATTGTAGTTCAGGTCTTGTAGATAGAAACAAAGGCACTGTACTTTCATATCTACATAAGGCAATCAAAGCACTCAATCAACTTAGAATGATTGAGGATTCTCTTGTAATTTACAGACTATCACGTGCTCCAGAACGTAGAATTTTTTATATTGACGTTGGTAATCTTCCAAAAGTAAAAGCAGAGCAGTACCTCAAAGAGGTTATGTCTCGTTATAGAAATAAACTTGTTTATGATGCAGCAACTGGTGAAGTTCGTGATGACCGCAAGTTTATGTCTATGATGGAAGATTTTTGGTTGCCCAGAAGAGAAGGTGGTCGTGGAACCGAAATTACCACACTTCCTGGTGGTCAAAATCTTGGAGAACTTGCCGATATTGAGTATTTCCAAAAGAAACTCTATAGAGCACTTGGAGTTCCTGAATCTAGAATTGCTTCCGACGGTGGATTCAATTTAGGACGTTCATCAGAAATCTTAAGAGACGAACTCAAATTTGCCAAGTTTGTTGGACGTTTAAGAAAGCGTTTTGCAAATATGTTTAATGATATGTTGAGAACGCAATTGATTCTCAAGAACATCGTATCACCAGAAGATTGGGATACTATTAGTGATCATATTCAATATGATTTCCTGTATGATAATCAATTTGCAGAACTCAAAGAATCAGAACTAATGAATGATCGGTTAGCAACTCTTGCTACGATTGAACCCTATATTGGTAAGTACTACTCTACTGAATATGTTCGCAAAAAAGTACTTCGTCAAACTGACTCAGAAATTATTGAAATTGATGAGCAAATTGAAGATGAGATTAAGAAAGGTATTATTCCAGATCCATCACAAGTTGATCCAATCACTGGAGAACCATTACCACAAGAAGGTGGTGATCCTGGACTAATGGGAGATGTTCCACAGGAACCAGATATGAATGCTCAAGCACAAGTAACACAGGTTCCAGAACCTAAAGGTGGCAAGATATAAATAAAGAATAGACATATATTAAAATTTTATGGAAGAACTTATCGACTTGATTGCTACTGATTCATCAGCATCGGAAATTAGTGACAAAATTAAAGACGTTCTGTTTGCCAAGGCAGCAGAAAGAGTTGATGCTGCTCGTCCTTTAGTTGCCACATCTATGTTTGGTAATGAACCATCATACGAGGATCAAGAA